GTGCCAGAAATAGATACTACGCTGCTTGTCCCCGTTATGATGGGCATGTTGGGTCTTGGCGCTATGAGATCCTACGAAAAAGTGCAAGGCGTCAGTCGGGAGAAATAGATGTCAGAGCAATTAATTAACATGTTAAAGCGTCACGAAGGTGTGCGTAGTCATGTGTACCTGTGTTCCGCTGGCTACGAAACTATAGCAGTTGGCAGAAACATAGCTGAGTCGGGGCTAGGTTTATCCGAAGACGAAATAGAATTTCTTCTAAACAATGACATCAAACGTGTGCGCGAGGAACTCGAAGACACGTATTTTTGGTTTGCAGCACTAAACGAAGCACGGCAAGACGCTATGATCGACATATGCTTCAACCTCGGCCTTACGCGATTGCGAGGGTTCATCAAAGCTTTGGAGGCAATGTCCCGCGAGCAATTTGATATTGCAGCGGATGAGTTTATGGATTCTCGCTGGAGCGAGCAGGTTGGTAGCCGTGCAGTAGAAGTCACTGAGATGATCCGAACTGGGGAGTATCAGTAATGCCACTGCAAAAGTTCATATTCAACCCTGGGATCAATAAAGAAGGCACGGATTACACTGCCGAAGGGGGTTGGTTTGATGGCAACTTGGTGCGTTTCCGTAAGGGCTTGCCTGAGAAGATAGGCGGTTGGCAGAAATACATTCAAGCTTCGTATGAAGGCACCGGTCGGAAGCTACACGGGTGGGTTGATCTTGACGGCACAAAACTTCTGGGCCTCGGCACGCGGTTCAAATTGTATATACAAGAAGGCGCGAGTTATAACGATATTACGCCGATACGGGAAACCACCAGTGCGGGCGACGTCACCTTCGCTGCTACCAACGGATCGAGCACTATAACGGTTTCCGATGCGGGGCACGGTGCGGTAAATGGCGATTTTGTAACTTTTTCGGGTGCGGCTAGTCTTGGCGGTAATATTACTGCCACGGTGTTGAACCAAGAGTATCAAGTTCAAACCGTACCCACAGCCAACACCTTCACCATAATCGCAAAAGACACCAGCGGTGTAGAGGTCACTGCAAACAGCAGCGACACGGGCAATGGTGGCGGTAGTGTGGTGGGCACATACCAAATTAATTCTGGTTTGGACGTTTTCGTTGACGGCACCGGTTGGGGCGTAGGTACATGGGGCTCTGGCACATGGGGATCGACCACCTCTTTGGGTGACGCAAACCAGCTACGTCTTTGGTCTATGGACAACTTTGGTGAAGACCTAGTCTCCAACCCCCGTGCAGGAAGTATTTATTATTGGGATAAGACCGGTGGACTGAACACTCGCGCCGTTGCTTTAACATCTTTGGCCGGGGCAAATTTAGCTCCAACAAGAGGCTTGCAAGTTCTGGTGTCTGACGTAGACAGACACGCGATTGTTTTGGGCGCGGACCCCATCAGTGGCGGCAGCCGGAGCGGTACTATTGACCCGTTACTGATTGCTTTTTCAGACCAAGAAAACATCGCTGAATGGGAGCCCAAAGCCACGAACACGGCAGGATCTTTGAGATGCTCTGCGGGTTCCGAAATTATTGGTGGTCTGCGGGCAAGACAAGAAACTTTGATATGGACGGACGTCGCGCTCTATAGTCTTCAGTTTGTAGGGCCGCCACTCACTTTCGGTCTTAATCTGGTAAATGAAGGCATCAGCCTTATCAGTCCAAACGGCGCAGTCAACTCGCCAAGCGGCATTTTCTGGATGGACAAGAAAGGGTTCTATTTATACAACGGTGCGGTGCAACCTGTGCCCTGCAGCGTCCATTCTTATGTGTTCGACGATTTGAATGAAGGCCAAGCTTTCCAATTCTTTGGGTTCCTAAACAAACAATTTGATGAGGTCGGCTGGTTTTATTGCTCTGCCGACAGTAACTCGATAGATCGTTATGTCGTTTACAATTACGTTGAGAACCTTTGGTCTATCGGCAACTTATCTCGCACAGCGTGGCTTGACGAGGGGATCGTCGCTTTCCCACGTGCTGCTGGTGTCAATACAGACTCGAACAACTGTTTGTTCCAACACGAAACAGGTAACGATGATGACGGCAGTCCGATGAGCAACGTCTTCATCGAGTCGGCAGATTTTGACCTTGGCGACGGCGAGGAGTTCCAATTTGTACGCCGTATGATCCCAGACGTGAAATTTACTGGGACAGGCGGCACCGACCAGCAAATGAACGTGGTTATGAAAACACGTAATTTTCCCGGCAGTACACTGACCACGGACCAAACAACCAGCTTCACGGCGACAACAACAAAAGTAGACATGCGGGCTCGCGCCAGACAAGTTGCGATCCGTTTCGAGTCCGATGACGACGCCGATCTGGCAAACCGGGTCGGTCTTGGGTTCCGCCTTGGCGGGACTCGTTTGGACCTGCAAACCAACGGACGTCGATGAGTAAGTTACTGCAGGGGCGCTTGCCTTTCTCGACCGGGGAGAACGTCACAACCGGCACGTTTAACAAGGCTGTACGTTTATTGGAGATCAGTTTAGACTCTTTTGATCCAGACGCTACGCCGCAGTTTACTGCGGGACGAAGAGACGAACTGCAGTTTCAAGCAGGTGACATCATCTGGAACCTCACAGAGGGGGTGCTCCAGGTTTACACCGGTAACGTTTGGCAGAACATATCTTCTCCGTCTACGTCGGGGTTAAGCGCAACAGGTGGCATCGGAACCGTATCGGTAAGCACGAACGGCTCTGTTGTTGTAGATATCACATAAGCGTACGATCACGATATGGGACAAGCAGCATTTCAATACGACGAATTTGATGAGATTGAACCAATTGAGGTTCCTGCTGGTGGCATAGCCACCTTTTTGACCGCTACTGAGGGCTCTTGGGCCACTGACGATGACGATGACATACCTCAAGCGGGGATTGCGTCGGTCAAGCGGGTAGCCGATCAACTCGCGCAGTTTGGTCGTCACGAAGATGAATACATTATCCACGCTGCGGAAGGCGAAACCGTCATTCCGATGGAAGTGTTTCGCAAAAACCCAATTTTGAAAGATCGTATTTTCCAACAAATGCGCGACATGGGCATCGAGCCTGAGCGTTATGTGGTAGGTAACGAGCTTAACTCTCTGAACCCGGTCACCGGGCAACCAGAATTCTTCTTAAAGAAGCTGTTTAAGGGACTCAAAAAGTTCGTAAAGAAAGCCGTCACGGTTGTATTACCGATTGTGGGTGCTGCTTTCCTTGGACCTTTAGGCGCGGCTGCCGGATCAGGCATCGCAACACTGATTAACGGCGGTAACTTGAAGGACGCGTTGAAGTCAGCAGCTTTGAGTGGACTCACAGCAGGTGTGATGAATGGTATAAGCGGCGGTATGTCTGCCGCTGGCGAAGGCGGTAGTTTCTTCCAAGGCTTCAAGGCAGGTGCGGTTGGAGAAGGTGCGTTCACAAGAACAATCGGCGAAGCAGCAACTGCTGGGGCTGATGCAATATCTCAAACGGTGACACCTCCTACGCCGGTTGACGCGCCTGTAGCCCCGGTTACGGATGCGGAAGTTGCAAAAGCACTTGTTGAACCTCCTGAGATACCAGAGATTACCTCGATAACGCAGCCTTCTAAGGTGCCTACAACACCAAGAAGTCCGCTCGAGTCACTGCCTCAACAAACGACTAGCGCGCAAGCTGGAGCCGGGGCACCTGCGGCAGGAATAGGCGCAGGTGCTTCTGCGCCTACGACAGTCCAACCACCCGGTGTGATGGACAGCGTCAAACAGATTTTTGGTATTGGAGATTTAGACGCAAAGCCAATAAAAGGCCTGACAGACCTGTTCCTGCCCGGCATGGACGTCAAGGCACAAGCTCAAGTCATCGCAGAGCAAGCGGCTGCACAAAACGCTTTGCCGCCGGGCTATAGCGTTCAAACTTATGCTGCAAAATTAGCAAAAGACGCCCTTTCTGGTATTGGCGGTGCGGTGCGTAAATTTGGCCCGGCTTTTGGCGGCATTATGGCCGTGGATGCTTTGACTCGCGAAGAACCAACGGATTTCAACGTAGACGAGCGCGTCACCGGCTTCGATATTTTAAAGGGTCCGGAGGGTTTCAAGTATCGCTTAGGGGCAAACACCATGCGATTGCCTACAACGTATACAATCAAAGATGTAACCGACCAATATGGAAGCTTGGAAACGCCGGTCTACCAACCGCAGCCGCTTGGAGTTGCAGATGGTGGTGAGATCGAAAACTTTCCTCGTATGAATGGGCGCATCGACGGCCCCGGAACAGAGACCAGCGACGATATCCCGGCGATGTTGAGCGATGGTGAGTTCGTGTTTACGGCAAAAGCTGTGCGTGGGGCCGGTAACGGCGACCGCGAAAACGGGATGAAAAATATGTACGCTCTGATGAGCAAGTTCGAGAGAATGGCGTAATGGCAGAGAATACAACCACAACACAAATCGTCCGCGAAGCGCCGGAAATAGAAGCGTTTAAAGCGGGGCTTTACCAAGACGCGCTTGACTACGTTAAGCGACTGCAGGGTGTAGACCCAATCACAGGTCAAGCTATTCTTGATCCAGAAACTGGTCAACCTGTAGGAGCAGTAGCTGCACCAACCCAAGCCGTGGCAGGCATGACTGCCGACCAAATTGCGGCAGGAGAGTTGATAAGAACTGGCATAGGCGGCTATGAGCCCTTTCTTACTGGCGCGTTAGAATCGACACAGGCCGGTCAGGACGTTATCACAGGCGGCGCTTTGCCCGGCATAGAAGCCGCTTTGTTAGCACAACAAGGCGGCCTAGGCACGCTCAGAGAAGCGCAGAGGCTCGCGTCTGATACGCGTACAGAGCCTTACTCTTTTCGTGACCAAGCGATTATGGGTCTTTCTCAGGCTGCTCAAGACATTACAGGAGCGGCGGCCGGTATACCTCTACAAGTACAAGCCGCTCAACAAGGGCTTTCTGCTGCAGACGTTGCTGCGCAGCGGGCTGCTTCAGACACGGCCGCGAGACTTGGCTTGGGGGCAGAACAAAGTCGCCAACTAGCAGCAGACGTAGGTATAGGAGCGTTAGGCACAGCTTCGGCACTGGGCGGTCAGTTGGGTGCAGCAACTACCGGGGGTCTGCAGACGGCGTCGCAAGCACAACAGCAACTTTTACGTCAAGCCGGACAAGCCGCAGGCACTACAGCGGGGGCGCAAAGCCGTCTGGGCTCTGCTGCACGACAGGCAGAGCGAGAAGCTACTGTAGGACAGACGGGTATCCTCGGTTCAAGAGGCGACATCGGCGCTATCCGAACCGGTTTGACCGACTCTGGTCAGCAGTTCGAGCCTAGCGGTATAGGTGCTTTCATGGACCCCTACATGCAGCAGGTGATCGAAGCAAACACACGTGAGGCCATACGCGCTGGGGAGCTACAGAAGCAAAGCGCGAGAGCACGACAAATAGCCGCAGGAGCTTTTGGCGGCTCGAGAGGCGGTGTTGAAGAGGCAGAAATAACACGTGGTGTTAATGAACTAATTGGTAGACAGCGTGCCAATCTACTAAGCCAAGGCTACGGCCAAGCGTTACAAGCTGCACAACAGGCGTTCGAAGCAGGAAAGGGACGTGAGCTACAAGCGGCGGGTCTTGGCGGGCAACTGGCGCAGTCTGAAGCAGGGCTCGCGGCGCAAGCAGCACAGATGGGTATCAGCACCCAACAATTGAAGGCACAACTAGCGCAACAACAGGCGGGTCTGGGGCAGTCACAAGCGCAACTAGGTATGGCTGCTGCCCAACAGGGGGCACAACTTGGAATGTCTGCTCAGCAACAAGCGGCGGCAAATGCACAGGCTCAGGCGCGAGCAGCCCAAGCGGCGCAACAGCTTCGAGGTCAGGTGGGCTTACAAGCCGGTCAAATGGGTCAACAGGCGGCGCTGCAAGGCGGCCAGTTAGGCATGTCCGCCGCAGAAATGGCACAGCGTGGAGCGTTGCAAGGTGGTCAGCTAGGGATGCAAGGTCAACAAGCCTTAGCACAAATGGCTGGACAACGGGCCGATCTGGCAAGAGCAGGCGGTCAACTGGGCTTACAGTTTGGTCAGCTAGGCCAAGCCGACGTCTCACAACTCGCGGCTCTTGCCGGTCAACAACAGCAGGCTGCTCAAGGTATCGGTGCGTTGGCGGGTCAAGCCGGTCAGCTAGGCGGACGTCTAGCGTCTATGGGTCAGATACAAGCGAGCCTGGGGCAACAGGCGCAACAGCAACGGGCCGCAGATGCGTCTCAGTTGATGGGCTTCGGTGGGGTGCAACAGCAGCAGGCGCAAAACATATTGAACGCTCAGTTCGCCGCAGATCGACAGGCTTACGATCAGCCGTTCCAGCAGCTAGGCTTCTTGGGCGACATGACTAAGGCACTGCCGTCATCACAGAGCGCCGTGTTCCAACAGTCCGCGCCTAGTCCGGGCTTCGCCCAGCAGGTGGCGGGTTTGGCTACAGGTGCGGCCGGTTTAGCGAGGGCTTTCTGATGAACGTAATGAATAGACCTTTGTTTCGTGCGAATGGTGGTTCAGTAAGCGGCGCTCGAAGACGTGAAATTGTAGATGAAATTAATAGGTTGGACCGTTTGGTGGCTGACGAAGTCATTTCTCAAGCACGTGCAGACCACGACCGGCAGTTGCTGCGCGATGAAATGATGCAAATTCCGCTCAGTGAAAGTGAACAAAAAAATCTAGAAAGGATGATAAGTGATTACTCTCGGGAAGATACTGGCAGCCGCGTCCGAATGGAATTGCTTGCTGAGGGCGGTCCCGCAAACGGTTTTCCTGATCTGAGTGGTGACGGCAAAGTCACACAAAAAGACATTTTGATTGGTCGAGGCGTCATCGAAAAACAAGAGGGCGGCCCGGTCATGCCCGAAGAGGCTGTCGGACAGGTACAGATGGCCTCTGAGGCCGAAGGTCAGCAGGTTGGTCTGGACTACATTGCCAACACCCTTGGCGGTATCGACAACGCCGAAGACGTAGAAAGCATGATCAACGCTATACGTGGCAACGACATGCCTATCGAAGCACGGCGCACGGAGCTCGCTGAGTTCGTAGGTCGAGATGACGCGATGGCAACGCCAGAGTCTGTTTTAGCGATGGTTCAGCCCACGATTATGCTGTCAGAAGAAGGTGCCATGAATAGCGGCATTGGCGATCTGATGAAAAACATGACGTCGGACATAGAAATGGCGACTGAAAGCGGACAACCTACGGACATGGGACAAGGCGTCGGCTCTTTGATGATGGCTGGTGCTCCAATGGAGGCAACTCCCCAGCAATTTGCTAACGGAGGTGCCGTACAGCCGGTATACATGGCTGACGCAGGAGACGCTGCCTCAACAAAAAAGTTTCAAGATTTTCAGCGAGTCGCCCAAACTTTGTTCCCCACAAAGTCCGCTGAAGATCTGTATGAAGAATACCTCCCGACTTTTCAAAACTTGATCTCCGACACGTCCGAGGATCGTAAAAAAGATCGGGCCTTGGCTTTGGCAAAAGCCGGTTTTCAATTTGCCGCAGGTCGTGGACCAAAGGGTGAAAACATAGCTGGGCAACCGTTTCTTTCACAGTTAGGCGCAGTCGGCGGTCAATTTATTGAAGACGTCGCTGACATTGCTAAACAAGATCGCAAGACAGACACCGCATTGCGCACGTTAGCGGCGCAAGCGGCGTTCGACCAATCGGCGGCGCAGAAAAAAGCACAATCCGAGTTTGTATCTGACGTGTTCAAAGAGACTTTGGAGCGTCGCGAGCCGTTTGTGATTGGTCAAACCACCACGGAACTGGGTACAGTTTTGAACGTGTACAGTGAAGGCGACCGAGATGACAAGGGCGATCTTATCCCGATCACCCTTGACGAAGCGTTACAATCGGGGTTACCGATGACTCAAACGTCGGATACCCCGACCAAACCTTTAACAGTGTCACAGGTCCCGTCTGGTAAGAATCCAGACGAAAGCCGCCGTATCCTAGGCCCGCGTTTGTTCGCTTATTCAGAAGATCAGATGGACGCAGACGCTTTACGGAAGTTTGAAAACCAAATTGAAAACGCGTTTCCGTTTGAATCAAAAGACGGCGACATCGTTTTTGAAACGCCCTTACAAACAAACGTCATTGAGGCCATTGTAATCCGTAAACTCCGGGGCTTGCCTGTAAACCTTCGACCCGAGCTCGAAGCAGAAGCGTTGAAACAAGCTGTAGAAATCGGGGCCAAAAACGCCAGTTTCTTAGGGGGAGCGTTCGCAACCGAAGAAGTTCTAGATCCAGAATCGAGAGCGGCAGCCCTGTTGCCAAAAGAGCCGGATCTCGACGCGTTGGCCGCAGAGATACCCGGATTAATTGCAGATATAGACGTCTCAAAGACGGTGGGAACACAAAACGCGATCCTTGGTAAATTAGGCGGTGTCGTTGACATGGCTATTGAGGCGGTAACCGGCACCGATCCCGGTTTATCCGCTGACTATCAAGCGGGTCTGAACGCTCTTTCAAACCTTGCGGTTACCAACCTGCTTTTACTTTTAGAAACTCAGCCTGGTAAAGAAAACGTCAATTTGCAAACTCAAATGCAGTCTTTGCTTAACCAGATCCAAGATAATCCATTAGCACCTACCGGTCAGCAAATTAGTAGATATCAAGCGAATCAAAGATTTAACTCGCAAGTGGTTGGTTTACTCGAACAACAACTCAAAGAGGGCGGTTTGAGTGCGGTTGAGCAAAAAGAAATACAAACTAGTTTGCTGAAACTCAAAGGTATCAGCAATGACTTGGGCAAGGTGCTTACGAGACTCAACGTGGCTACCGGTCAGCCGCAGGGCAGCGGCATGTTGATGACGACGCCAGAGGGTAGTCTTGATTTGATGCAGTTCATGCCGCAAGGGGGAACATCGCAGTGACAGCGCCTTTGGAAGGGTTTGATCTGGAGAACGCGTACATTGCTGCGCGAGAAGCTGGCGATAGTGAAAAAGCGGCTATCAAAAGGCTAGCCGAAGGGTTAAGTGCTCAAGTTCAGTTCGATATTGGTGCTGCTAGAGATCAGGGCGTTGGCGACGAAGAAGTTTTGGCTTTTCTTATCGGGCGCGATCCAGACGATCTGAGACCAGATAGACTACGGACTTTTGGTAGGGCTGCCGCTTCTGAGGCAGTCGAGGCAGGCACGATAGGGATTGGTGGAGCCGCAACTTACAAAGCGTTAAGTGCCGCAGGGCGAGCGTTGAGTGCCGCCGGTAAAGCAGTCCCTGTAGCAGGGGTGCCCGGTGCGATAGTGAAGGGTGGTCTTTCCATTCTCGGAGCGGGCTTGACTGCGCTTTCTGGATTACCAGAAGAGGCCGAAGAGCTTTTGGTGGAACAACCGCTAGGTAAAAGACCTGTCCTACCTTCAGAATTACCTGCACAACGCGCGGGTGAAGTGATGGGCGCAACCTTGGGTGTATCTCCAGTAGTAAGAGGTGCATTGCGTCGGATTCCAGAGGACGTGAACCTCGGTTCAAAAAAACTTATGCAGAATCATTTCAAAGCCCGTAACGATGCGTTGAAGGGCGACGACTACGATGCGCGAAAAATCGGAAGCCCCACCCTCGGTAAACTTGTAGAAGCCGCAGAAAAAACTGCAGCAGGGGTCGGGCGCAGAACCAGAGAGACGGGCGCTTTAGGATTTACTGGCGCAGAACTTGGTGCCGCCGTACTGCCTGCCATGACAGAAGCTACAATAATTTCAATGTCTCCGGGTAGTGACACTTTAGCGACTTTAGGCGGTGTCGCAACGTCGGTGTTTGACCCGTTGAAAATAACGCGGGCTGCAGGCAGCGCGACGATGCGAGGCGTCGGTGCTGGTGTTCGGGACGTCCGGGATAAAGGTTTAGTGCAGTCTGCGAAAGGCGCTTTTGGTGCTGCTGAGGCAGTTCAAAACCGACGCGAGCGAGCAGCGTTTGATTATTTTGTACGAGCTTTTGAGAAAGCGACACCTGTGGGGCCAGACGGCCAACCTTTAGATGTTACGCCACAAGAACAAATACAAAATTTCCTAGAAGACCTTCGAGCGAGTATGGCGGCGGACCCCGATCTGGCTGACGTGCTGACGCCCGGGCAGTTAACGGAGCATCCGATTGTTCTTCTTAGTGAAAAAACTTTTGCTCAAGGACGCCAAGATTTAAATGAGCAGCAGAAACGTGCCGCTAGGGAAGCTTCTAAACAGATTACAGAATTAGTGTTGGGGTTGCGAGCGATAGGCACCAGAGATGCTCTCCAGAGAGCATCAGAACTAGAGCGAGATATTTTCTCTGAGCAACTGCAAGGATTGCTTGATCGCTATATTGTCAAAGCAGCCGGGGCCGGTGACCGCGTTTTGACCGCTCGAGGGGCCGATAACGTTACAGCGGCTGCAGAAGCGTCTGAAATTGTTTCGAGCTCTGCGGAGCGCGCTTTACGTGAAGCGCGAGATTTCGAAGACCGTCTGTACACGAAAGTGGACGGGCGAATACCGATCAACCCGACCCCTATCTTTAGAGCCCTTTTGGAGTTACAGAATCCTGCTCGCCCCGGTGGACAGGTGCTTGGCACGGGTGACGTTCTTCCTGAGACAATGCGAAATTATTTGAGGGATTTTGGTTTTGATGTTGACCAACTTGAAAAGCCGCCCCCGTTTGGATTCGACCCGGAGAACGTTATTCAAAATATGGCGAGGGCCATGAAAGAAGAAGGTTTCCGACCCCAAACTTCTTTGAGTAATGTTTTGGCATTTCGTCGCTATTTACAAAGAGCAGTGAGGCAGGCACAAACAGCCACCGAGCCCATCAACAAAGCCATCTTTGGACCGTTAGACGCAGCGGCACTAGACGCTCTTGGCGTTGGTAATGAGTTGGCCTATGTAAACACGCAGAGCCAGCAGTTGAGAACCGCGATAGATTACTCCAGACAGCTAAATGACGTGTTCTTGCGCTCATTTGCAGGCGATCTTACTCGTAAAAGACGAGGTTTGCGCGAGTCGATTATGCCGGAAGCGGCACTTGACAAATTGTTCACAGGCGGTGCGACCCGACAGCAAGTCAACATCGACGAAGCAAAAAAAGCTTTCGACTTTGTAGACGCTACGACCGGGCAACCGTTTCGTGGCACAGTGAACTCCGCTGTCGATTTTTACATTCGCAACAATTTTGGAGATTTACTCGCGGAGCCAGCTAAACCTCTCGGGGCTAGGATTGCTCCGGAGACGGCGTTGTCGCCAGAAATTACCGCAGAGTCTTTGGCGGCGGACGGGACAAACGTCCGCATTGACGCGAATAAACTGCGCAGATTTTTACAAACAAACACCCCGATTCTTCGCGCGCTGGACGATGAATTTGGTTTGATTGGCGATTTACAGAACGTTGAAAGGGCACAAGTGGCGTTGGAAAGTGCTTTCAGCCAAGCGAGCCAACGAGCCGCCACTAACGCGCGCCAAAACCGCTTGAGCGAGTTTCTAAAGACCGAAAGCGCACAAGACGCATTGCAACAAATTCTATATTCGAAGACGCCCGGTAAAGATCTTGAGGGGATCATAAAACGTTTGCGAAAAGTGACCCGTGGCGGCGACATGCAAATGTCAGAAATCAACGACGGACTTTACTCATCTTTGATTGATCTCGCACTCAGCCGTAGCAAAAAAGACGTAAACGGCACCAAAGTTTTTAAATTTGGCGATGCTTTCGATTTTCTGTTCAACACGGGTGAAACGGGTTTACAAGGGTTTGATCGAGGCGCGCCATCGATCATGCAACTTATGCAAAAAAATGGCGTTGTCGCTCCTGATCAAGCACGCAAACTACGAGAGTTTTTGTCACGTGGTCGGACCTTGGATGAAGTCGCTGATCGAGGCATCGAAGCTCTTATCGACGTCCCAGAGAACGACGCGATGAAAGATTTGATGCTCAGAATCGCCGGTGCGCAAGGTGTCGGATTTGTAATGCAGCGTTTAGGGTTCACACCTACAATCCAGACCACCGGCGCTGGCGCGAAATTCATAAAAAATCAATTTGAGGATTTACCCAACGCAGCGATCCGTGACATATTGATTGATGTGACTAGACCGGGGCAGGCCAGTGTGTTGGCAGAGTTTCTAGACAAGGGGCTCAAAAACATGACCCCGCGAGGTTTGAGTCGCGTCTATGATTACATCGGACGGGCAGTGATCGGATCGCCAAGTTATTTACTTTCTGCACCCACAAGAGCAATGACGCAAGATCGTCAAGAGCCTATCATCACTCCACCGCCTGCGCCCATGCCTGCACCACCGCCACAACCCCCCGTGGCGGCCCCTGCTCCTGCTGCAGCGGCTACGCCCCCTACGGTGGACAGACAACGATATGCCGCGTTATACCCGAATGACCCCGTCTCTGCACTCATTGAAGTGCAGGGGATAGGGGCCTTGCCCCAGGCCCCACGGGTCTAGATAAGCCAGCTACGCGCTTCTTCGCCCAGCACTTGTTGGGCGAGGTTTATCTTCCCTTTTAACGCTTGGATGATCTTTTCATCCACCGTCTTAGGACTCACTAGATCCACATACAGCACGTGATGCTCTTGACCTATACGGTGAGCACGATCTTCTGACTGCAATCGAATCTCCAGGTCATAGGAGTTGTTGTAATACAAGACGTTAGTTGCCGCTGTGAGCGTCAAACCGTAGCCCCCGGTGCGTGGGTTGGCGACAAAGAATCGCACTTCGCTGTC